AATGCCCGGTACGTTTCCTGCCCAGCATCCATGTAATCGTTCTTGTGCTGACGGAGTTGGGTGATCTCCGCCCGTAGCCCTCCAACGATGCTCTCGTGCTGTGCGATAAACTTCCCATCTTCAAACGCAGTAGCCAATTGGGCCGCTACCCGCTTGCACTGCTTCAGGTGGCCGACGAAGAGTTCACGCGTTCCATCCCCCGCACGTACGCAGTATGGCCAGAACCCCTGCCCAGTTTTTTCTACGCGGTATCGCTCAAGCCCGAACACCTCCGGCCGCTCCGCCTCTGCCTGCTCGGCCACATCCGCAACGAAGAACCCGCAATGCCGGCACTCGCGACCGGTTTTGGTCTCGCCGTTGTCGTTCCACCACACGCCAGCGAAGTCGTGCCGGCAGCTCTGTTCGTTGGTGCCGAAGCGGTGTTGCGTACCGCGCTCTGGGAGCTCCGGAGCCGGGGAGGGTTGCGGCATACCGAGTAAATCCTCTCCCTGCTGGCTGATCTCCCAGAGTGCCGGGCTGCGCTGAACTCGATTGAGCAGCCCGAGCTGAGTCAGCAGGTCTAGCCAGTGCCGGCCGATATCAACACCGCCCGATTCGAAGTCTTCGGCGCAGTCATAGAAGCGGCGCAGCTTAGCCAGCACCTTCTCCGCGAAAGGCGGTAGCGCCGGGGAGGGTTGCGCCAGGGCGGCGCGGGCTGCGTTGCGGATCAGACACAGCTTGCGTTCGTCCGGAATGTTCTCTGATGCCGTCCATTCCATAATTGACTGAAGGGCATCCCACCGATCCCCGCCTGCCTGCTCTACCGATTCCTGTTCGGGGTCGATGCGCTCTGCCGACATGAGGGCAATGACCGCCTCGGCCGGCGTCGCGCCCTCGACCTTCGCAAGAGGAATCTCCCGATCCAGGTAGAGGTCGGCGTGCCACTGGCCTTCGTACTCCGGCGTCAGTGCGATTCGGTTGGTCGCCACCAGATCCAGAATCGCGCTGCCAGAGTGCTTGGCGCACAGCGTCACGTAGATTACGTCGGAGTACTCGCCTCCGCCGTCGCTGTATTCCACTTGGCACCCGCACATGGCGGGCCTTCCGTTGATGAAGGTCAGCTTGGCAGCTACGTCTGCCTGATCTACCGCAGGATGTGCCGGGCACGGCCAGCGCAGCGACCCGTCGCCGGAAGGGCAGGTGCAAATCTTTGATTCGGTCATGGGAGCTTTCTCCAGGCCTCGGTTTCGAGGTCAGAAACGGTTATCAGTCGGCGCCGGCGCTCGATGTTTTCGAGTTGAATGACCTCACCCAGGCTGTCGATGACGACCCAGTGAATGCCTGTTGGGAGGTGGATATATCGGGCTGGCGCGGGGGAGCAGAGGGCGTTTATGCGGCGGACTGCGGGGCTTTCGTCGAATGGCATGGCTCATCCTCCGGGTAGACCCGAACGCCATCGGCGCCCTGGGACTGGTTGATCGCCATCTGCTTAACCGCTCTCGCGATGCGCAGAATGTCGTCCGATGTCATAAGCTGGCTTTCTTCAGGCCAGCCGGTGACCGTCACACCGCAAGGGCGGTGATTCGCTGTTAGCTGGTGCATGGGGTTATTCCTGTTCGGTCAGGGGTGGCGGACTTCGACGACGCGGTGATAGTCGCCACGGAAGGGCATTGCCTTGTAACCCTGGTTCATGGGGTAGATTCCCCAGGACTGGCGAGAGCAGGCCGCCATCATCGCCGCGTACTTGATGACCTCGATGACATCTTTTTTGATGTACATGGCATGGCCCTCACGCACCCATCGCCGATTTGATCTGCGCTGAGTGGCTGCGGCTGACAGGTATCCAGTTCTCGGTTCCGAGCAGTAGTACCTCGCCGGCTTGGCTGTCATCAGGTCGGGTTTTGAACATGCTGATCAGCGAGCGTCGGACCAAGGCCTTCCGGTGGGCGCGGATGAACTCGTCGGCTAACTCAGCCTCCAGGGCCTTAAGCGTTTCGTTCAAGACAAGTACGCCATCCGGGTAGTACGCGATGACGTACTTGTCTTCGGCGACGAAGTGGGTGATCTGCGAGACGGATATTTCCTTGGAGTGCTTGCCGCAGGTGGCTTTGAGCACGGTTCTCATGCTGCCATCCTCCCGCGCATATCGGCTTCCAGTTCGGCCAACTCTTCCAGGAACGCTTTAACCTCGGACTCCATCTCGCGAATGCGTTCCTCGTCGCGGTGGTAGCGGAAGCACACGTACTGCAATTCATCAGGCAGACGGTCGTCGAAGCTCACGAAGTCGACCCACTCGCGGCCGCTGCATGACATTTGGGCGAGCATCTGCCACTCGTACTGTGGGTCGTGCTTGCCCGACTGCATCGTGTAGATGTGGGTTGCGGTAGACGGGCATTTAATCTCGACGAGCCCATGCTCCCCCGCGAGGCCATCTGGCGACGCGCCAAATCCATCGATTCGCGGATGGATGATCAGGCCTGTTTCGATCGTCATTACGCCTGCATTGAACTCGTATGCCGAGCGGGCAATCGGCTCCAGGTCGGTACCACGCTGCATTGCGGCGCTGGTGAATCCTTCCTCGCGCTTGCCGGTCAGGCGCTCGCACAGGAGCTGCATCATGTAGTTCTGGCGGGTAGCAGAAGGGGCGCCACTGCGCCCCTTTGCCATCACATCCTTGACCTTGCTGGCCGTCACCCGCCCCAGGCGCTGTGCGAACCATTCATCACTACGCTGCTCGATCATCGCCGGTCTCCTCGAATTCAACGTCTATAGGGGCGTCCAGCAGTTCTTTCTTCCGCTGGTCCTTGGCCGCCGTAAGCTGGTCGCGCGCGCCCTTTGTCTTGTAGGCTTTCCAGGCATTGCTGAATGCTGACTGCAAGTCTTCCATTGTTGGGGAGTCCTTGATGAGGCAGATCGCCTCGCTGACGTCCTCGTACTGTTCTGCGGGAGTGACGTCTCGTTCAACGATCCGCTCGGCCTCGTCCTGGTCGTATATGCCGGCGAACCCGAACGCGAGGCGTGCGCACTGGATCATTGCCTTGTGGCGAAGCATCCGGCGCGGATGGGACTGCCAAGGCTGGGTGTTCCGCTTGCACTCGGCCATGTACTCAGTCGCGCTGATGGCATGGCTGCGGTCCTTCCGATAGATCTTGCAGGTGCATTCGGTTCCCTGCTGGTCCATTGAGAATTCCATGCCATCGAACTGTGGGTTCTCGTTGATGATCCGAGCCCAGCCATCCACGCCAACAACTGGCACGATGCCGTTGTTCTTGTCGGGGAATGCGTACAACTCCTTGGTGAAGGGGTTCAGTTTGTACTGGTCTGCCACGATCAGCAGGGCGACCATCTGCGAATCATTGACCTGGCCCTTGAAACAGGTCTGCTTGAGCGTGTTCGCCACTTCTTCAGGCGTGGTACCCATCTCGTAGCGCGTGGCGAACTTCGTCAGGAGCGGTGTTAGTGCAGTTCCCATGTGAACCTCAATAGTTGATCGTGATGTGAGGAACCTTGCGCTGAGCGATCAGGGTGATCGCCTGCTTGGCGCATTCCTCGGGCATGCCACCGGCGATAAGAGCCGCCAGCGCTTCGTTGTTGATGGCTTTCTTGTGCGCCTTGTCGGCTTCGCGTGCAGCAGCCTCGCGTTCGATGCGGGCCTGCTCATCGGCCTGCCGTTTGCGTTCTGCCGCTGCGGCTTCTTCAGCGCGACGTTGCGCATCACGCTCTGCTTGTTCTGCGCGCTGCTTGGCTTCAATGGCTTCGCGTTCGGCGCGCTCGGCGGCAAGCTTAAGTTCAAGTTCGCGGCGCTCTGCTGCGGCCTGTGCTTCGGCTTCACGGCGTACTGCTGCGTCGCGTTCTGCCTGGGCCTTGGCCTCTTCCTGACGCCGTGTCTGCTCTGCTGCTTCGCGGGCAATGCGCTCCTCGCGCTCTTTCTGCTCGCGTGCTGCTGCTTCGGCGCGCAGGCGTTCCAGTTCGGCCTGCTCGGCTTCGAACTTCTCACGGGCAACCAGGGCTTCTCGGAGAGCGATCAAAGCCTTATCTTTGGCGCGAGCAGCCTCTGCCTCGAACTCTTCCCAGGCTTCACTTATGGCCAGGCCTTCCAACCAAGCGATGTTGGCTTTGAGTTCATTAGAGTCCAGATCGCGGCATTCCAGGCGAAGGTTTATCTTGTCGATCTCGCCCTGATGACGCGCAACCCGCGCCGCTTCAGCCTCTTCCCACTCGGTCAACGGACTGCGCACTTCGGCCTGCCAGGAATCCAACAGATCGCGCATCCGCTTACGCTCGGCATCGATCTTCTTCGGGACCTCCTTCAGCTCAGCGACCAATTCCTTACCCACGTTGTCCAGCGCCGTCTTGGAGCGGGCTACCTTGTAGGCGATGGAAGCGATTGCCTCTCGGCCCTTGCGAGTGGTCACATCCGGCACGAAGCCGTCGATCTCTTCGCGAATCTTGGCTAGGAAAGGATCCAGGCCATTGGCTGCCGAGTAGACTTGCAGAGCGGTTTCTTTGGCTGGTACTTCGACCAGTTGGTTTTCTGCGGACATGAATGATCCTCGCCGCGCATGCGCAGCCAGTGAAGGGAGGGTTAGGCGGTTGGTGTTTCTGGCTTGCTGAAGGTGCGGATAGTCACGGTCTTCTGTTCCTCAACGCAGTCAAGGAAGTAAGCCTTATCCATCCAGTCGATGGCCTCTGGCTCGCCGTGCTTTCCGCCACCATACCAGTAGGTCCAGCCGACCCATTGGCCATTGACCTGAGTGGCGACTGATTTCGACTCGTAGTGACGCGAGTAATCAGGCTCGATGTTCGTCTCGACGTCACCCACACGAACTTCGCTTCTGGCATCCCAGTGGGCGTCTTGTTCGACGAGGGCGTCATAGCGCGCTTCAACCTCATCAGGCGAAAGATCGCTCTGGAGTTCGGCGTTGTCCCAGCGTGCAGTGGTTTGGAGGATGGCGAGTTTGATGAACTGTTCGGGAGTCATATCGTTCTCCAGGTAGAAGGGGAAAGGCGCTTACGGCGCCACTCGGCAGCGTCACCCCTGCGGGATAGTTGCTTGCGCTAGAAGCCGCTGCTGCGGGTGTTTTCTTCATGCCGCCCACCGCCCGCTGGGGAAGCCGCAGTTATCCCCTATGGGCCTGCTGCGGACAGGTGCGTAGCTTCTGCGGTGATGATGCCGCCCCAGATCGGGCCGGCTGCCAGGATGAACAGGTACAGCAGGCCGCCGAAGAGGCTGCCTAGCCAGATTGCTGTGCGGCGGGTGTTCATGACGCCTTCTTCTCCCCGTAAAGCTTCGCAAGCTCCTTAGCGCGCTTCTTTGCGAATGCGAGAAGGTCTTGCATGGCGCCCTTCTTGAACTGAGCAGTCCGCGTGTAGTAATCGAGAGACTCTCCGGCCACTGCGTGGCTTACTCGACCGCTAAATCCGTCCCGCTGAAGCTGCTGATCTATCTGCTTCGTGATGAATTCATGCGTGTTCATAGCTCCACCCATTTATTCTCGCCGTCGTAGTAGCCACTCCAGCCTGGAATGCTGAATCGAAGGGTTCCAGGACTGCACAGCCACGCTCTGTTGAGCGGCCCTCCGTCGAGCCGCCACGAGCGCTTGCTCGCATACAGCCTGCGCCTGCGCTCGAACCGCTTTTGGCTGAGGTTGATCTTCTTGATCCTCGGTATCGTCGTCAGCTTCATAGCCCCGCCACCTCCACAAACGCCACGGCGAACATGAACACGCTGCCCACAAAAAAGCCGCCGAAGATCAGGACTTGGGCGGCCTTGGTCAGGTCGATGGTGATGGTCATGGCGTGCTCTCCATGGCGGAATCGATGGCCACATAGTCGTCGTACTGAATAGTTACCGTGAAGTCGCGCTTGTCTTGCAGGCACCATTCTTTCTCTGCGCGGCGCTCAACCTCGTCCATTATTGGGCGCCATAAGGAAAGCTCAGCCTCAGCAGCCCGCAGACGCTCTGCAAGCTGGTAAAGCGCAGAGATCGGGCACGGAATCGAATCCATGCAGCCATCGGCCAGTTCCGCCAACTGCTCATCACTGATCGGTTGCACGGTCATTTCCCTTCCTCCTGGCGGCGGTAGCCGGCGTCGTAGAGTGCTTTGGCTTGCTTGACGGTTAGCGTCTCTTCTGCGAAGCACATTTCTTCAATCGCTTTCTCCCGCTCCTCGGCGGCGATCTGCTCGGGAGTGCGGATGCGCCTGAAGTTTGCCGGGTTTCCGACGATGAATGAGTCGCCGTCCTCGGGCTGTAACCACGCATCGCCATTGGCGTAGGCCAGCACGGTTACGCGCCTCCACTCGTGATCCAAGCCGGCTTTCCATTCCACCAGCAGGCCGGTTGGCGGCAGGCCATGGCCGTCCCACTCGACCTTTTCGGGACGATCAAAGAGGTGGTTTGCGCAGGTCGGGAAGTCACTACCGCACCATCTACCCATTTTCTCATTCCAGTAATCGTAGTCGCCAAACATTCCAGGTATGCGATAGAACTGAAGGTATTCATGCCCAGTGAATCCAGCCTTGTTCGCACCCTCCGGAGCCTTGCTCCAGTCAATGCTCATACTCGTCTCTCCCTAACCAGCTTCTCGGCGTTCTCGATAAGCGTGGATTCGAATGTGCGGAACCAGATGCGTTGGGCTAGTTCCAGATCGCCTCGGCGGACGGCTAGGAGTAGCTGAGTCATCGGGCACTCTTTGCTGTCGACTTCCGCTAGCCACTCAGGCACGAATCCGGCGAATCCGTAGACCGCAAACTCAGGGCCGATAAAGGGCCTTTCTTTCCGATCATGGAACGGCACGCAATCACCGTCCTCGCAGTTCAGAAGCTTGCCGACTTGCTCAGTGACATACTCGCGGTCGCCGTCATCATCGGGCGGTAGCGCGTTGTCCCAGCGTTCCTGGGCGTATTTCAATGCGGTGTTCATGTCTCACCTCGCGTTCGCGTGCATGCGGCTGCGAATCGCCCCGGATTCGAACCGGGTCATGTGGTTGCTGCACTATGCAGGAGAGGACTTGCACCCCCGCCTTGTCCCGTCGGACTTCATGATTGGCACCAAGCACGATTCGCATGCGCATACAGGCGAAAAAATGCCCGGACTTGCCGGGCTAATGAGGGGTAGGGTGGGGATGGCCGGGTTACGGCTGCTTCTTTACCCGTGCTGTCGAGTATCCATTTCTGGTCTGGCCGAACACGCAGTAGCGCATCCCCATTGAAGGGTGGCGTCCTTGCCGGGGAAGTCAGATGATGCGGCTGAAATCGACCGATTCGGAGTAGTAGCCGTTCGACTCGCCAAGCCAGCGGATCACGACGAACCCTTTGGCTGTGGCCAGTCGGTAGAAGGTCCATGTGTAGCTTTCTACGTAATCCCCAGGCGGCGCCGGGAAGTCTTCGCTACTGACGTCCTCGGCAACCACCAACGGCTGGCCAACAAGGTCGCTTGCGTCACCCTCGATATCGTCAATCGAAACGCTCTCACAGCAGTCCTGCTGATGATCCATCCGAAACAGAGATCCGTCTTCACATTCGAAATCGACAGAACCGCTTCCAGCTTCCAATCCGGTGATCTGCTTTATGGTCTTTCCGAGAAGATCAGAAATCGAAGCGTGCTTATACATATCTCGCCTCCAGTGTGTGTATGCGCCAGGGCGCGGTTAGGCGGTGGCCTTGGTAATAGCTTGACGTGCGGCTCGAATAACTAAGCTGTCATTCGGATATCCACTGTCCTGCATCGATGTGACATCCTGCTGGAGTGCTTCGAGAAGATCAGGAGCGGCAGCGATCAATTTGGCATTTGCCTCGGATTCATCTCGGAACCGCGCATTCCAGCCAACGATGTCTACTTCATCCACTTGGCAAATTCGTTTGTCGCATTCCGCAAATACGCCATCAACACCGTCGATGAAGTCCACGGTACACGGCCCAGGCGTGTGCTTGCTCATTCTCTTCTCCTGCCTGTCAGGCGTCTTGTGGTGGTGCGGGTAGTGGCATCCAGTGGGTGGTTTCAGGTCGCTCTACATGTCCAGGTCCATCGGCACAGGTTTCGATGTGCTGGCAAGAGTCCTCAGCTATCATCCAGAAACCGCCTTCATCCGAGCTTTCGTCAGTTACCCAGCGGTCGAACTCGGGAGCGAAGCAGTCCCAGCCCGTCCACTTTCTCCAGACCATGACTTCATCCAAGTTCTCAGGGTGTCTGTCGCTGCACTTAATCCACTCACTCATCTCTCACCTCACCAATACATAGTCAGAAACAGGACAACGAATAGCGCTGCGAACTCAAAAAGGGTTGGCATGGATTCTTCTTCTTGGGGGGAATGTTTTTGTCAGCGCTCGTTCCACCGAGAAACCCCTGCGTAGCAAGGCATTGGCGATACCTGCGCGGTCTTTGTGGGAGTGGCTAGGTTCGATCCTTATATGGCTTGTGCTGCCTTATTGGAGTGGAAAGAGCCTTCTCGTCGCTCCATCCAAGACGGATACGGCTCATCAGGCTGCGCGAGCTAACCCCTATAATTTCGGCCCACTCTTCGACACAGTGCGTCTGGCCATTCCAGGTCATTAGCCTGTTGGCCCGGGTGTTCCGCGCTTGGGTTGTTTTGTCAGCCCACCGACAATTGTCGGGTTCGTAGTTTCCGTTAGGATCGATTCGATCAAGCGTCATATCCGGCTGACATTCGCCCATGTCGGCAAGGAAGTTTTCGAATGACATCCAGCGATCGCAGACGGTGATACCTCTGCCGCCGTAGTTCTCATAGCCGATACATTTCTCGTCTCTGCATCGCCTAGTCATTGATAACCAGCGCTTGTGCGTTAAAGTGCCAGTACTTCCATGAGTTCTATGATTCCCCTGTGCTTTAAGGCATCCGCAGCTCTTTGTCTTTCCATGCCTGATGTTTCCATTTGAAGCCTCGTGAATAGCGCCGCAATCGCACCTGCAAACTGACCTACCGCGATTGGACCTCAACACTACGAGACAACCAAAGCGCTGGCCGGCCCGCAGGCCTGTATTTGAATCGGGCACGTTAATCCCTCCTTCGGGTGAAGGTAATGGTTTCCGTTATGCGCGTGGCGGTGCCAGAGATGGCAGCGGCAAGACCAGATTCAGCGCGCAGGGATGAAGGCCTTAGCCCTCACCCAACGGGCGCGGTTGCGAACTTTCCTTTCCAGGCGTTTGCCTGCTTGCCTATAGAGGCAGTGAGTTGCATCGCGGAGGCGTGTTGCTTGAGGCTGATTAGCCTTTGGTTGGCCAGAGCGCGGAGCAGGTAGTTCACCATCCAGATGCTTTCGAGCAACTGATTCAGGTGCTCCAGCTTGTTCCGCGCCATATTGGCTCGACCGATGAGTACCAGAATTTGAAGCGCTTCATCGCGAAGCTTCGAGCCGATGACCTGCTTCAGATCGCGCGGGATATTGCGCACCAAGCTAAGAGTAATGCTGAGCAACTCTTCGGCGGTCTTGTGGATCTGCAACTCGGTGTGCATGGCCATCCCGGCCTCCTATGATCAGTCCTGTTCGAATAAATGAATTAGCGAAGCAATCTGCGGACGGGGCGGACACGGAAGTCGTTGCTCTTGCCGAGGTCGTACGTGCGGCCGACGTTGAAGGTCGTGGTGAAGGCGTAGCCGGCGGAGTACTGCGAACTCGACCAATACCAGCGATCTGCGAAATCAGACAGCTCGCCTGCTTGCTTGGCGGAGAACAGAAGAGCCAGTTCCAGAACAGAAGGAATGAATACGCCTTCTCCGATCTCAAGAGATTGCTTGGCAATCGGGCTGCCAGCTTCAGCCATGGCGATCGTGTTCGAAGCTCCGTCTCGATAGCTAACGGCGCCGTCCACGCTCTGGCCATACTCGCCCCATTCTCCAGCGAACTCGGCGCTTTTGCCGAGATCGACGTAGGCGTATTCCTTGCCATTGAGCCATTGGCGGGCAAAGAAGGTTCCATCAGCCAGGGGCTGGCCGATTTCAGGAAGGTCACTCGGATGAATCGAATCGGGGATGGTAGTGCTCATGTTTGGTTTCCTTGTCGGGTTGTGCGTGGTGGCTGTATGGGGGAGTGGTCTGGCCGGTGCTGAGTCTCTGTCCGGCTGGATTGGGTCATCTGGCGGCGTGACTCTGAACTGAATCAGGTAGTACCCGCAGCACACGCTATACCCCTAGCGCTGTGCGACCAGACCACTCTCCGATACAGCCTGGCGATGGGGAGCCAGGTGGATCGGGCCTGCTTTGGGTGACCCGGCAGGCGCGGGCGGGTGCTCACGCTCGGACCAGCTTGCGGCCTGCGCTCAGCTTGTATGGCACGTTCGGCTCAAGACCGTCTTCGCCGATATAGCCGATGACGGTGCGGTACCGTTCGGTCTTTTCGTCCCAGTAGCGGATGCGGATCTCGCCTTTCTCCCCGGCGGTGGCGGTGCCCTTGTACCCGGCGGTGGCGGTGCCC